TCTTTCTCTACATATGAACCAGTTACCTTTGTAGCACCAGGTAAACCCTTACCCTTGATATCTTTATCTAACTGCTTTGCTCTTGCCTTATTTTCTTTCTTAGACTTATCATCTCTAGAACCTGAGAGAGTGGCTATGCCACCCTTATCAGATTTGGATTTTATTCTACTTAGACTACTCTCATCTAACTGAGAGCAAAATTGATTGAATGTCTTCATGCCACCAAAGAAACAAATTCTCCTAACACCTTTTTATTTAGTTTTTTAGTCTTTAGTGACTTAACAAAAGCAGTCTTAATCTGTCCTTTTGTTGCACCTTCCTTAACTTCAAACTCAGTATCATCAGCAAGAGCACTAGATGAAAGACCAAAGTATGCATCATAACCACTGCTTTTGATAGTAAAGGTCTTTAACTTTCTCCAATCCTTAAGGCACTTCTCATAGTCAACAGGATCATCACAATATCTTCTTATAATATTACTTCCTTCTCTTACAGGAAGAACTCTGATACCTATAAAATTGGATGAAGGAAACTTGTCTTGTAGATTATTAATAAGAACCTCAGTAAAGTTCCACCAAGAATAACCAAACTTATAAGTCTTACCTAGAGACCTATCCCTCAGGAAACAATGACCAGCATTAATACTTTTCAATCCCATCTTCCACTCATCACTATTAAAGTAATCCTTCACCAAAACATGATAAGGCATAGAGTTTGCTTCACCATCAGTCAATACAATACATTGTACCTTCTCTACATTATTTTCTTTCTGGAACTTAGGAAGAATTTTATGGAGACACATAAGTGCTTCATTTAATGGTGTTCCTGATAAACATAGTCTAGTAGGATAACTATATCTGCTACCATAATAGTTAGAGAATACACTGGCAATCCTCCATATGTTCTTTAATTGATGCTCTAACTCATTAGTTCTCACTCCACTAGTAAAGAGATTCATTAATGAAAAATCTTCTTCAACTCTAAAGTTATATTCTTGAGGTTCATATGGTAACTCATTTTCTACTGGATTCCATTGACCAGTAGGATCTTGCTCTCTTCTCTTCCACTCATTAGTAAAAGCATATACATCAAATGGAATAGATACTTTCTTACAGAACCATATAAGATTATAAAGTTGCTTGACAGTATCAAGCATTTCTCTAGACATAGAACCAGACCAGTCAAGAACAAAGACTAGACCATGATTCTTACCATCAGGTAGAACTGTTACCTTCTTGAATAGATCCTCATTGAACTTATATGTATGAAGTCTAGCAGTATCTAATACACCAGTTCTACTAGTAGCAGCTCTAGCATATGCACTAGCAGCTTTCTTGCACTCAAATTCCTTTACAAGATATGATACTTCCTTCTGAGCATCTCTTTTAAACTGATTGTACTCTGCATCCACCTCTTCAAATAAATTTGATTTCCTATCTGTATGCTCCTGAATAAAGTCTGTCTGCTGTTTCCATGACTTATCAATCTCTTTATGAACGTCTTCATTAGTAGCAATGATCTTATCTAAATCCAAATCAGGAACTTCAAGATAAACATTCTCTACAGCATTCTCTCTTACTAGATCTTGAAGATGACTCTCCAATGACTCAGCAGTTTGAACTTCTGGTTCTTTCTCTTCCTCTGCTACTGGTGGAGCAGGTTCTGCATCAGGTGTCTCATCATCAACTTCTTGACCATCTACTTCTTCAGTCTCTAGATCTGATGAATTATCAGGTACTTCCATCTCACCATCACCCTCTTCCTCATTCTTCTGTGTTTGCTGTTCTTGATTTACTTCATCCTTACAATACTCATAAAGAATCTTTGCTGCTTCCTTTGCTTCCTTGAAAGTCTCACACTTACCAATCAACTCAACAATCTTATCCTCACTCTCTGTAAAATCCACATCAAAAAATGCACCCACCTTATAGTATAGGTTAACCCTATCAGCAAGATTAAGTTTATCCATATCTTCATCCTTCACCTCAAAGAAATCTTTCTCATGCAACTCATGATATCCTCTATAGAAAGTCTTAGCAATACCAAGATACTTCCTCTTCATCAACTTCTCTATTCTTACATCTTCTACTACATTTAAAAACTGTGCAGGTACTTCTACACCCATCTCTTCATCAGGTGTAAAGAGTGCATGTCCTACCTCATGACCAACCAACATATCATATACATGATTACTTGCCTTTTCCCACATAGGAAGAAGCAACTCTCTAGTATGCACATTGAACTGTGCTGTAGGGACATCTTTATGCTCTACCACCAAGTCTTCAGTAGCAAGCAGTTTAGCTAGTTGTGATTTGATTTCTTGTTGAACTGCCATGTAACTTTTCTTTTGATATACCTATCATACTAAAAAACCTCCCTTTTGGGGAGGTGAGTAGACGCTTTATCAACTGTCCACGCCTTTTCCTTGCTTGACGCAATGCCTGTGGTTTCAGTGTTCTCTTCTTTTCTTTCTTAGAATGATGCTGCCAGTTAGGTACTGTCATAACCTTTAAGATGATCCACAATATTTATTGTAGGATACCATCCCAACTCAGTCAACTCCCTTATGTCAGCACACAAACTGTCTGGTTCACCTGGTGTGTCCTCCTTGATAGGCAGATCCCTACCCATTGCCTTTGCTATGTCCATCACAGGAATAGATTCACCATACCCAATATCTAAATGTCCTATAAATGAAGCAGGTATTAAAGTAAGGATTGCTGTGCATATATCATGAACATGAACATAGTCTCTCTTATGTCTTGTAATATACTTAGCAGTATTATCCTGTAGCATTCTATAAAGCATATCAGGTCTGCTATTCTCCTCTGCCCATACATTAAAGAATCTCATACCCACACTATTACGTGGTGCTTGTATCTCATTCACCTTCTTAGTGATAGCATAAGGATTCTGCCACCACCCATGAGCTCCAGCAGAACTAGCATACAATAGTCTGACATCACACTCCTTACAGTAATCAAATATAGGTTGAGACTTGACTACATTATTCTCCCAGAATCTATCAGGGTTTTCAAAACTCTCCCTAAGAGCAGCAAAGGCAGCAAGATGAATTACTACATCATAGATCTTACCAGTATTAAAATCTCCTATATCATCAGGAAAATCTATACCATCTATTTCTACATCTACACCAGTCTCCTTTATTAATTTACAAAGATAACTTCCTATAAATCCTTTATGCCCTGTGATTAATATTTTCATGACCACATACCCTTTTGAACTTTATCTCCTATATCTGGAAGAAATAGTATAGCATTCTTTAATTTATCAAAATCATACTGCAATCTATTCAATCTATTTTTCAAATCTCTTAACTCTTCTCTTTCTCTTTCATTCATGATCCCAACCTACTAAATCCTTTGATCTTTTCAAATTTTAGCACACTACCAAACCTATCGTCCATACCTGTCTTATGTGATATAACAAATACATTTGCATCCTTGATAACAAACCTAATAATTTTAAGAAACTCTTCTGTTCCAAACCCATCAAGAGAACTATCAAACACCTCATCCATAATCAATAGATTTGTATTGACTGAATTCTTATATCTAGCAACCTCCCTCCATGTAAAGAGTAGAGCAAGATCAATCCTCATCTTTTCTCCTTCACTGAAGGAAGCATAAGAAAAATTATCATGAATGGGAGACTGAACAGTTTCATTGAACTCCTCATCTAATGTAAAATTAATATAGAAGTCCATCATCTGCAGGTATCTATTGACCTGCTGATTAATTAATGGAAGGTACTTCTTTATTATCTTAGACTTGACACCACCATCTTTTAGTAAACTATATGAAAAATCATGATAGTTTATTGTGTCCTTCTTAGAAGCTAATGCCTCATATGTTTTTCCTAAATTATCTTTGAATGATTCTAGGTTCTCATGCTCAGTATTTCTGTTTGCAAGTTGCTCGGTAAGTTTCTGAATTTCAGATTCCAGATCTCTGATTTGTCGTTGACACCCAGAGATATGAGTATTGTTTTTAGAAATGCCATGCGTTAGTGTAGTAATCTCCTTTGATAGTTTTGTAAAGTGATGCTCTCGCTCCTCCTCTTTTTTAATTGCCTCCTC